ACGGGCAGGCCGAAATAATCCCATAGTGAACCTACGTAATTATTATTACTGTTACTGGTGGCAGTAATGGTAGGGATGACATAATCAGTGCTGTCGTCAGGGTCCTCCTGTTCGAAGCAGAAATTCTGCCAGTGGTCCCATACCAGACGGTTTGGGACAAAAAAGAAAAACCAGTCCAGATAGATATTATCCATAATAGGCTTAATAGGAGTGGCAAGACGAGCGAAATAATTGACAGACATCCTAGTAGTATCGCCGGGCAATACTTCGTCAACGAACACAGGTATAAGCTTGCCTGAGTTGAAAGTTGTTTTGTAGACACTCGAACGGTCGAATTTAGTCCGACGCATATACATCGCAGGAGCATCGCTGAAGCGATGACCTCTAACTCTAATTTTTCGGGCCAATTTTTCACCTTCTTTGAAAATGTTAACCTAATAATTATCCTAAAGAAAAAAATTCTTAGGTTTTAGTTTATTTTCGCGTCACCTACGCCAGTTACATCAAGTAAGTAACTGGCTTCGGTGACGCCTATTTATCTACTTCTTCATTATTATGTTCTAAAGTGTTATCTTTTTCTTGTGTACTTCCTGTACTAGCGAACGATTGATGTTCGACGGTAGACTTGTCACTACCATACAGACCTTCTCGTTGGAGATATTCGAGCGTTTCAGGATTATTCAATTGGCTAATGAAATTCATGGGATCATGACCGAACTTAGCTCGAACGTAAGCGGGCAGGCTGTAGAATTCTTCACGAACTCCAGAGACAAGTTCGAGTGCTGTACTATAATCACCGGGAAGCGTTGCATCTCCGAATTGAAGATAAGCATACTGCGAACTATCGCCGAGATCGAGAGTAGCTATGCCTTTCTGACCGTCTGCATACTTATTGACGATGTAGTTAATATCAGTTTCATCTTTCTCGTCCTGAACGGCGAGAGACGGCATAGTGAATTCGATACCACAGTGGTCATAGGTTTCAACTGGATCGTAAGCTGTTCTAAACTTCATAGTTTCACCTCCTTTCGCAGGCGCCTAGACGCGGCGGGCGTGGCGCACAGAAAAAGGACGATCTCTTCCGAGACCGTCCTTATTCTGATACGCTCTATATCAGATTATCATTTAATGGAGCCATTGTCAACATCCTGTACGTAATCTATGGCGCGACCAACCAGTACAGGAACGCGGGATTCGTCAGAACTTTCAACGTAATAACGGCCATCAGAATCGCCAAGGTTACCGACATAATGAAGACTGAAATCTTCAGGATAGCTATTAATAAGTGTCTTATCATCGTTGACTAAACCTTCGAAAGCTCGCAGCGCAAGCATGTCATTGTGGTAGACCTGTGGAGGGCTGAACTGTTCAGCCTTCGAGTCATAAATTGAATAGAGTCTCAGCAGAACCATCTCCTTTTCTAAATGCGACTAAATACCTGCGAATCATGAGATATAGAGTAGCTGATATAACATAATAGTCGTTATCAAGGCGAATAACTCTGGAATCATCAGGTTTAAGCCGGTAAGCGGCATATTTACTGCCGCTGAAAGCGTAATTGAAGGGAATATTACGATTTGAACAGAATTTTTCAACGGCCTCAAGTTCAGTAATAGACATCACCTCATTTCCGATTAAATAATAACACAGTCATAATACTTTGTCAAGCTTCCTGCCGAGGAAATGCTTATATTTGCCTTCCTGAACGCGACAGCGATCGACCAGACGCTCATAAGTGTTGTTCTCCAAGTTATGAAGCATCTTCTCAATACGGTTGTTGCGAATAAACTCCATCCAGTGAGGATGCGTTTCATCGAACTTATTATCATAATAACGAGGAGGACGCATCTTCTTACCATTGATGACAACGAAATCATGAGCATAACACTCTTCACCATGCTCTTCAAGCCATTTTCCGCCTATGCCGGGACGATTGGATGCCAGCATGAATTCAGGCGTACGGCCATTATAGTGAGCAGCAGCCTGAATGCCAGTCTGTTTCTTCACTATGTAGCGCGCGACATAAGCAGCAGCATCGAAACTGAATTCACCAATAAGGTGCATACCGTATTTCCAGATTTTCGAAAAACGAGCAGAAGTATAAGTATTATAACCGTCTGCACGGAACCGAAGAACTTTGTCATCGAAATCAATATTAAACAATATGTAATGATAATGGGGACGACCATGAAGTTCACCATATTCACCACAGCCAAGGAAGCGAATACCACTGCCATACTCACGACGAAGATTTTTCATGAACGTCTGATGAAATTTCTTGCTTAAGCTTTTATCACGTGGCAAATGATAATCGTCAAAAGTGCAAGTAACGAAATAAGCAGAAGACGAAGAACGGGCTTCGTGAACAGCACGGACAGCCCACTGTCTACTATTTTCGAGACGACAACCGATGCATTGTTTGCAAGAACAACGAATGAAACGGCTATCGCCAGCAAGCTCAGGGTGAGAGGCAAGGCTACCGTAAAAACTATAATGTTGTTTTCCATTTTTCGTAATCGCTCCTTTAACTGGGTACATAAGCATAGGATTATAACATACCATATCAATCACCTGTACCGATTGTATCAGGATTAAGTCAGAATGTCAAATCCTAAATCCACCTCGTCCTACTCTCTTGAAGTTTCTGCGGCGAGCTTTGGAGGTGCGCCGAAAAAGACGGCGAGAGCCACGCTTAGACAATTTTCGACGTCTCATTTAGCGTCCCTCCAAGAACCGAAAAAACGGCTAGTTTTTTTAGAATCATTCTTGTTAGCAACTGGCTCAACAAGTTGAGCAATATCGGCTTGAAAGTCCGAGGCAACTTTTTTAGCAGTAACAGTATTCGAAGAAGCTCTACCTTTAAGAGCTTCAATCAGGTCCACGACTTCCTGAATGAAGGGAACGACAACGGTGACAATGAAAGTCAAGATCATAGTAGTTTTGTTCGACATGTTACACAACTCCTTTTACTTAAATTACTTAAATAAATAGCCAATACCGCGAAGAACATGACCAAGGCCTGAATTACCAACGCCTAAAGAGTCATAGAAATCAGCTTCCTGCTTCGAAAGACGAGCATTCTGGACAGCGAAACTCGCGGCAGAATTAGATTGATTAGCTGAAGCGATGTTAGAAAGTATGCCTGAAGAAAGATAGGATCCCTGGAGCCTCAGGTTCTGCAGCTCCTGATCCATTCGCTGGAGCTCATAGCCAAGACGTTTCTCATAAGTTTGTTCAGCAAGATTTAAATTATTAGCCTTAATGCCATTGTCGAGAACTATTCCATGGGTCGCCTGACGCGTAGAATCGGCTTCTGCGACGTTTTTATCGATTTGCGAAATTGCAAGATGCTCGGCATTCTTCGCCTGCCTTTCAGCGGCACTGGAACTGCGCGCAGAATTCATATTGGAACCTATGTCAGACATGCCAATGGTGCCTGCAGAAGCTCCTGATATAGAGCCGCCTATGCCATTGGTGGCAGCAAGAATGGGATTCAAACCAGCGGCACGCATGTCATCAACAGACCACTGATAACGATGCTGATAATTTTCGACGTTAAGTTGATTCTGTAGACGAATAGCTTCCTCGTTATACTTGGATTGAATTTCAGACGAGCCTAAGCCACCGAGAACAGAACCAGCTATATTGCCTAATGTATTGGACAACCAAGACATGATATCAGCTCCTTTAGAAGTGATCGACTAAACCGGGCGTACCGAACATAGGCATAGGACGAACTGTGGTATACCTGAAGCTTATATCGAGCAGGAACTCAGGCTCATCCTGAACCGCAACAATGCGCTTAATGGGTGGGTTCTCCGTGATGAATTCCTCGTTGAGAGTAGGAGCATTGCTGAAGAACTGGGATAAGTGCCAGACGTCCAGATTACCGCCAGTTACAGAGCTACGGAACTTACCGGTGATCTGCGAAGGTTTGTAGCGATATTCAGCATAGCGCTCCTGATAGCCGAAAACAGTAGTATCAGCTTTAGTACCCTGAGCATAGATCTCGCGAAGCTCAATAGCCTGCTCACCGAGATGAGCGAATGTTGGCCAATAGAAGTCGTAGACCGTAGAACGAAGCCACATCTTATTGACGCCCTGCTGGTAAGTAAGGTCGGCACGGGCGCAGACGAAACCTATGATGTAACCATGCTCCACGAAAGACTTAGTGAATCCATGGAAATTAGATGCGGTAACGCCATAGGCGGAGAGATTGCCTTGAGGAGAAGTGTTGTCGGTCGCGGAAGTCTGAGCTATTGGATTGACCATAATCATCTTCGTGAAGGAGCCGAGGAACTCAGGGCGCTGAAGACGAGCGTCCGGAGAAACAACGCCGAAGAAAGAGCGAAGCACTTCTGTGTAACGACTACCACCGCGCGCAAGGCGCTCATAGAACTTCTGCATTTGGAAAGCAGTACGAAGGCCATTAATAGTGACAGAGGAAATATTTGAAAGATCAGCATATATAGAGCCTGAACGCACATTAGAAGGCGCGCTATCCCAAGTTACGGCAGCGAACTGGGTGCTAGAAGCACCATCGCGGGCGACATAGATGCCAGGTGCATGAGGAGCAGGCTGCGTATTAGTAGTGGCCATAATAGGTGCGTTACCGGTCAATGAGATATCAACGCCGGGTCCCTTCTGGGTCCACGGAAGAGCAGAAGTGAAGTAGTCATGGCGCTTACCGCGAGGGGGGCAAGCATGACCAGACACTATAGTGGTACCTGAAGAGAATACCCATGAAGGCTGATCAGAAGAGCGAGAAGAATCCAATATTTCATTGGTATCGCCTTTTTGAATCTTAACAGATTTCTGGAGATTTTCATCTCGGAACCATTCGTTCCAGATTAAGTATACAGCGCGGAATGGAAGAGCATTGACGGATAGATTGCCAGCCGTATTTACGGGCAGGCCGAAATAATCCCATAGTGAACCTACGTAATTATTATTACTGTTAC